TATCTTTCCAAGTTTCAGGATAACCAGAGCCTTGACCAAAAGCAGTACCGATAACGTATGAACGCCATTCTTCAAGATTTTCCTGAGAATCGTTTCCATAGCCTTTATCTGTACTATGCTTATATGTCTGGAAGTAGTTAGCTGGAGCTTTAACTAGGCTTACGCTAAGTTTTTTAAGCTCTTCGCTTCCACCGCCAGTTGCATCAGCAACAGCCGTGACTTTATAAACCGCATAATCAGTTACAGCATCTCCAACTGCGGCAGCAGCTGTTGGCACTTTAATTAACTGACCTGGCATATAGAACTCTGGACGAGTCCCAGTTGCACCAATTTCAAAACTAGCACTACCAGCGGTTGAATTATGAACATTACTTATGTTACCAGCGGACTTATAATCACCAGCCATAAATAAGTGTGTTGTCCCAGCTACTATAGCAGCATTTTCAGAAGGTAAAGAACCATCAGCGGATGCACCAAATAAGTAACCAAAACGCTTGTGAAAAGACGGGCGTCTTTCTGTGAATTTAAACTCAGGGTCGTCCGTCGGTTTTTTAGCGAGCTTCGATACAAATCGGAAGAAAGGGTCCTGTGCTATCGCTAGCTCAGATACTCTATCCCCGAAATTGTATTTTCGCCGAAGGTCGCCTGTTTCAAGAGTAGAACCTTGTGAGGCTGCATAACCTTCACTTAACCCTGACTCTAGACTAAAAATATCAGCCATTTTTACTTTCTCCTATTTTAGGAATTATGTATCTGGCTAATAAACTATTATTAGTTATTAACCAAATGCGTTATCTAGTTGTTTGTCAATCCCCAAAATAGCATCGAATAATTTATCTTCTTGTGAAACATCATCACCTACTACATTTCCAGCACTTGCCAATGAAGGCGGTTTCTGCTGTGCTTGCTGCATTTGTTTCGTCACGTCTGCTGAAGCCCGTGAAGCAATATTTTGTTCACGCGCCCCTTTATTTTTCAAATAATAAATATCTTCAAAACTAAGGGATTTAGACTTTGCGTATTCTACAAAATCAGACCATTCTTCTTCTGTCATATTGTGCTTTTGCCTAAACGCGTTTTCTTTACTTTGCTTTTCAGTTTCAGCTCTTTGTGTTTGTAGTGCTTTATTTAATCGTCTTTGGACAAGTCCGTCAACAGACGCTTGGAAAAGCTTTCCACTGTCCGAATCTGGCTGTCTAAACGCCTCATCTGCATCATACACAAAGTCTTCATCAAGACCTAATTGTTCTTTCATGCTTTTTGGAGCTTGACCTCCGCCCTCAAAATAATCCTTTACGTGGCTTATTAATTGAGGGTCTTCTTTCATTGCATTGAGAATCGGCATATACGGTTCAAGCTCTTGCAGTTGCGAATTAAGTCGCTTTGCCTCTTTGCTTGAATCACTATACCGTTTTTGCAGATTTTCAATATCCGCACTTGGTTCTTTTTTAACGGGGGCAGCTTTTTGCTGCGTTGCCTTTTTGCTTGAACCTTCATTGTCAATTATCCCGCCATTGACTTGACTTTCTAATTCACTGAAGAAATCATCTCCAGCATTATTTTCGGGGGCTTCTTGTGAAGCGTTGCCTACTTGTTCATCTATCATTACGGTGTTATCCTTATGTAATATTATTAAGAAGTTACTCTTTATTACTACTACTTGTCAACTGTTTTTTTACTTGCAGTGACAATTCTCTTTTTGCTGCTTCTACTTCGTTTTTCATTACATTGCGAAGTAATTTCTGTTGTGCTTCTGTTTCCAATACTTGACCACGTACTTCAGTATCAGCGTTCTGCACTTTCATCTTTATACCTGCTTGCACTAATTGACGCTCTAACGTCTCAATAGTACCTTCTTTATCCTTGAGGGCTTCTGATAATTGTTGTAGCTGCCCCTGTAATTGTGTGTATAAAGACTTTCTTTCTAACAATTGTTCTTTATTCCTTATATCAGTCTCAGCCACCATAGCAACATCATCAATAAGACCTGCCTGGAACCATTTAAAGTACTCATCAATAAGTGCCCACCTGTTTACGGGCATCGTTGAACCAGCAACAAATCTAATATCAAGTGCAGCATTATTATAATCATTATACCTTCCAATCACCTCACCATAATCATTATAAATAGGAATGTTAATACGACTCTCCCTTACTTCATCCTGTCCTGCTTCTGGCTGTACTAACCGAAATACTTTATCAATTGCATAATGTCGTTGTGCTATTTTCCTATGCACTTGCCCAATATGTTCTAGCGCAGGTTCTACTATCGAAATCATCCACGCCCTTAATCGGCGTGTACCAAATTCATCATTCGCAAGTAGCCCACGATATGTTTCTGCTTGGTCTTGCACAAAACCCATCATTGCAGAAGGAATACCCGCGATATATTCCATATCTGATTTACCCTCTTGTACAACCGTATAGAAGGCATTATTAATAGGTGCTGGTAAAATATGTGTAGGTGGATTAAACCCCTGCCTGTACTTTAGCAAAGCACCAGGGGAACTACTATACTGTTCCCAATCTTCCTCTGGGATACTACCTTCTTCATACTGCCACCTTAAATTACTTGCAAGGTTGGCGTTATGCAACATAACTTGGTGTGCTTTATTTATTTCTTGCTGTTTCCCTATTAAAGGCATAACGGCAGACATTGGACACGGCGTTCCTGTATACAAATAAGGGATAGGAATAATAGGATATTCGTCAATTGGTAATTCATACTCATATAAAAATGTAGCATCACCAACAGAAACAACTACTTTTATTCTTGTTTTATGGAATTTAACGCTACTAACAATATTCCGAGCATACTCTTCTGATTTTATTCTTGCATTAAATTCTTCTTCTCTTAAAACATGCTGTTCTGTTCTTGTCGCAGCGTCTTGAGCCACTGACATCAACTCTTGCTGTTTCTCTTGAATAGCCTGCTCTGCCATCTGTTGGGCTTTCTGCATTTCCAATTTTGCCCTATCCTCAATTATTTCGCCAGCTTGCAGTGCTTGTTGCAATTGCATTTCTTTTTCTTTTAAACCCACTTGTACTTCAGCGGTAAATTCTTGCATTTGCACATTAACGGCTTCTTTTATTCGCTGACGTTCTTCTTCTGTTGGCTTTATTTGCAAAGTAGCATTAACAAATGGGACTTTTATTTTCATATAATTTTCATAATAGGCTAAAATATCGTCCTGCTCTCCCTCAACAGTAACTGCCAACCCCAGCATATCATCTTGCTGAATGCTGTTTGACATATCCGTATCTCTTTGTGAATACCCTTCGTCGCCATTGGTATGCCCACCTGTTGCTTTATTTACTTTCCTACTAAATTGTGGGAATAAGCGCTTTAACTGTGAACGTGTCAAATTCTTTTTAATAACAATATACGAAGCATCCCGCAGAAGAAAATCTTTACTGGCAGGGTCAACATAAACATCATACGGGTCTATTTTCTTAAATACAACTTCCCCTTTTCCATCATCCATGTCTTGGTCTACGTCAATATGAATATACCCAACTGACTTTACTAAACTATCAAGGATAACTTGTGCATAAATACTATCCCCGTTACTAATATACCAACAATAGTCAGCAACATCACTATGTATTTGCGCCAAATCAACATCACTGCCATCAACACCAACCGCTTTCCAGCGTGGAGAATTAGCAGTTGCAAAATATTTCATTATCTCAATAATGGGTAAAATACGATTAATATTAAAAGACGGCATTCCCGCCTCATCTAAATCATTTAATTCTTTCTTTGTTAGCTGGTCGTCTAAATAAAAATCATATCCTTTTTGGGATTTAGAACGCCACTTCATGCGAATAGCGTTATTTGCCCTATCCCATAATTGCTTGTTTTGCGAACCCTTGTTTTTTCTTGCCATTTTTAAAACCTTTTTGTTAATTGTATCCCATAGGCAGGTTTTGTTTTATACTCCAGCCTATTTGTATGTCTGTTATAATCTGCCGTCGTTTTTGCATTATACTTCCCAATTACTATCCCCTGCGTTGGAGAAAAACTTTGACGTTGTATCATATCTACTAACTGCGCCACCTTGCTACTATGTGGAAAACTTGACTTAGAATACCCACCAACAACAGCGGCTCCAGCCGTTAAGGTAGGGTGTTCTTTTATTTTCTTTAATTGTGGCATTTGCTTTTCCAGCTTTAATGCAGTGTGCATCGCCTTTCCAACATTTGCCCACAATTTGTCTTTATTGTTTTCCATGTTATGCAACTATCCAAGATTTTGCTGTACGTTTTGGCTTTACCCATTCCCTTTTCTTACCATCTTCTTGCTTTTTCTCCTTCATATTAACAGGAAACGCATGCAAAAGCGCGTAGAAAAGTGTCTCTATGGTGTCATCATGTGCCATTTTAGGTCCGAATGTAACAATTTCGTGCATTAAATCAAACATGTTTTCGCGAATAAAAACATTTCCTGACGAAAACCTGCCTGATAAGCCTGAATAAATTTTATTTCTTTTCTCTCTCCCGCCTGGTTTCTCTGGAATAACGGCGATATTAAATTTATTCTCAATACGTCTTCTTTCGTTAAGAGATTGGAATACGCTACGGTTCATTGCAACATCTTCAACCGTGCTAGAAATACAGTTATACTTTTGGTGCATTTCCATAATATAGTCAACAACTCCTTTTTTACCAACAATATTATCGCTACTATCTCTTGCACCAACAGTTGGAATAGCCCTATGTCTTTCATATTCTAATACATACGCTTTATTATTTGGGTCTACCGCAACCGCCATGATGACACTATAATCACTAGTTTTCGTATTAATGTCGGTAGCTGGGTCACACCCCACAAAGCAATTAACAGGGACCCTGTCACCACTAATGTTAAGGTAGTTAATATCTCCTTCCCTTTCGTAATAACCCTCCCAATTTTTAACATACTTCCTTCCCCATACTGCCTCTTCTTCATTTTGGACTTCAAGCTCATACTCTTGATAATAGCCATGTATCCTACCTGCTTGTTCATATTCTCGTTTTATCCTATTTAATTTCTCTCTTGGGTAATATGTATGCCACAACACCCCGCCTTTTAAAGTAGGTTGTGTTGCTTTATACGTTATAACATCCCAAGTATATTCTTGTTTATTTTTTGCTTTTAAATACCCATCAAGTATATTCTGACAAAGTGAATCGTAGTGTACGGGTGTTCCAGCAAATATCAACCTACCCTCAACATCAAGGGCGGGTTTAATGCCATTATACACAATGTTTTTTATTTTCTCACGAGCATCAAGCGTAACAGTGTTTGTTTCTGACTCTGTATCATCAAGCGCAACAATATCGTATCTTTTACCCAAGTAATTTTCACCACGAACACTTGATAAGTTACTACGTGAAATAAGTTTTGCCCTTGTCGATGTTACAATATCTGTTTCTGTCCACTTATCACCAACAACATTACCAAAGTAATACCGTATCATCTCATTCTCTTGGAAGTGTTGCTTAATATATTGCAAGTTGAGAACGGATTTTCTGTGGTTGTCACTAACCCACGCCATAAACATCAACTCATTCGGGTCTTTAAATAATATTTTATGCATCAAGAAGGTTTTAAACAATTGTGTTTTCCCAGAACCTCGAGGCAAAATAAGAGCAAGTGAACGGATAGTATTATCAATAAGAGCATCTGCTATTTCATAGTGGAACAACGGTGATTCGCTTTTCCCAAAATCCCCTGGGAGAAACAGCTTACCAAAAGCAAT